AGCCCCTTCTTGGCTTCGGCAATCATGCCGGCCGTGGGTTTAGCTAATTCTATTTTTTCTTTTTTTTTAAGCCCGATTGCGTTTGCGACCATGTCTAGTTCTTTGTCGCTGAGCTTGTAGTCGGGATCGTCCCGCATGGTGAAAGATTCTGTTTGTGGCTTAGCGGATAGTTTCATCTGCCTAGCACAAACGGCTGCTCTTTGATCGTTTTCTGGAAACTCGGATACCATTGTTGGGTTGCCCATGCAGCGAGCCATAAACTTATCATCAGTCTCGCCTGCGTTTTGTGTTGGCAAATCTAGCTCAACCCTTGCGCTTAGCTCCGCATCTGGCCCAGCGTTCGGATCTTTTTCTGGATTAACTGGCGCGGGTTCATCGATTGCGGGTGCTTCTTTGACTACTTCCACCGGGGCCGCCACGTCAGTCTGTGGCGCAACGGTTCCAATCGATGCGACAAATTCACGCTCTTTAGCAATCTGTCTGACCTGCTCTTCCCAGTCTTGGCCAAGTTCGCCAAAGTAATCCTGCAAGCTGGATAGGCCCGCCTTGTAGTCCTCGCGGGCCTGCATTGCCTCACGCCCTGCGTCCACGGTTAGTGACTTCGGTGTTTGCCACGTAACCTTGGCGTAATCTTCAGCGGCTGGCAGATCCCCGTTTGCAATAGCGCCCCCAATAAAAAAGCGCCATGCACGATTGCAGAATCTATCGATGAGCAGGCGTTGCCGTTGTTCAAATCTGCGCTGTGCCTTTGCCACAATAAACCGCATCCCAGCCCCGCCGACGCTGGCTGGGTCGTAAACAAACTCAACGGGCAAGCCGAGGCCCATGGCCACGTCACGAATCAGAAACTTGGCGAAAGGCTCAAAGCCAGCGTGCGGTCTATTCGGCCCGATCATCTCAATCTTTTCGCCAGGTGAAAGGCGTGGGATGGTTGCCGAGCTGGTGATCTCCTCGCGGGCGATTGTTGGTTCGCCAGTATCTTGAGCCTGCACGGTTCCAAAGAATCCACCCTGTCCTGCCAGCTCGTCGCCTTGGTCGGTGGTGATCACGGCGGCAATCGATCCCTGCAATTTCAATGCGTCCTTCTCAAACTCGCCAAGCATTTTCAAATCACGGACGTGGTTCAATGCGCGGGCTAGTGAAGATCCGCCACGGATTTGATCTGGCCGCTCCAGTTCCATTAGATGAATGACGGTATCTGCCCCCAGTTTTCGGTACAGCTCGCCAGTCTGAACTAAGTATCCAGTAGGCTCGCCGAGCTTGCCGAGGAACACTCCGTCAGAAGTTCCGTAGTCATCGCCCTCGCAAACGCGATGACCTTCGACAATTTGCAGCTTACCCTTTTCCGTCATGATGACGAATACATCACCATCCACGTCGATCGATCGCGATAGTGCAAGCAGCATGTCTGTCCAAGTCATGCGCCCAGTAACTTCAGGCGATGGCACTACCACATCGCGCCAGTATTCCTCACACAATCTGCCAAAATCTTGATTTGCACCGCGATACTGCGGCCGGAGTCCTGGGCCAATCGAATAGGTGGCGATCGAATCCACCGCCCCTTTAATCAGCCCGACGTTACGGTACATGTGCCGGGCGAGCTTTAGCAGCTCAACTCGTGTCGCTTCGTTTAGATCTAGTCGTGAATCGCGGGCATGGGCGCCATAGATGACGGGGCGCTTACGGGAAAAGCCTGCGCCTTCGTAGGGTTGAAACGTGCTGATGCCTGCACCGAATCCAGCTCCAAACGCTTTAATGCCTGCGCCCATCCGAGCCACGAGTGAAAGTTTCTGTGCCATAATCAGCTATCCAGAATGTAAGAAAATGAGGCGCTGGTGCGTGTGACCTGCACGCCGTTTAGGTAATCGATTGCGGCCTGAAATAGCTCAACCCGTTCGGTGGGTTTAAGATCGATTTGAAAGCTGGCCGATTGACCGCCCGCTGAAGATCCAACCAGTGCACGGCCTGATGCTGCGCCCGTCATTGCCGCGTTGCGGTCAGTGGCAAGGTTAGTCAGGGCGCTTGCGGTAACTCCAGAGGCTTGAGCCAGGTAGTTCGTCGCAACTGCCCGCGTGAGTCTGCGGGAAATAGCCATCACGACGCCACGGGTGTCAACGATTCCTCGTCCAGTGAAGCGGTTGGCCTAATCACTTTTCCATACACGGCAAAGCCAGCCAAGTATGTTTCGCAGTCGTACAAGTGATCCTGCCTGCTTTTGATCCGTATCCATTCGTAGTGATCGCGCCCTGTCTTGCGGTTAATCCGATGCACCTTTTTGTGGCTGCTCATGTGCTCGCGATAGTCCGGGCTTACGTCATGGGCAATTTCCCAGCGTGGCCCCTGCCCTCGTCGCAACCATGCCAGCAAATCCTGACAGGCTGGCGAACTGAGAAGCAGAAGCATGCAGCCTGCGTCAGTGGGTTGCTCGGCCGAGTGTACCGACTTCATCCGCCCGCGTGGCGTTTCGATCCAGTAGGCAGGACGCTCTTCGCCCTTTAATGCCGTGTACTTATAGCGGGCACAGATTCTGTACGAATCGTGCGTCTCATATCCGCTATCCATCGCGGTGTGCTTGGGTTGAACGCCTAACGTGTGCAGGTGTTGCGCCACGTCCTCGATCGTTCGTGCCCGGCCTTCATCAATTAGCCTGCTTGTTCCGTCCCTGGCGAATGCTCTTACCACGAACCAATACTCGTCGATCTGTCTGTCTATGGCCGCCAGTTTAATATGTTCCGTTTCCCAATCTTGCTTTTTCGCAAATGCGCCGGCGGGAATGTCGATTGTTTTATCGTCGTCAAATTGGTCTTCCCACGGCATCGCACTCCATCCGTTCACGAATCCTTGCAAGCCGTGCAGATAATGCTTTTGAGTTAGGAACTGTTTGGCGCAGTCGGCAAAAGTGACGGTTGGCGAATACCAGCTAGGCAGTCGCATGCTTCGCCTTCCGCGTTCTGCGTTTGGATTTGCTGCCACCCACTTGCCCTGCTCAACGGCTGATCGCCTATGGCCTTCAGTCCACGGCTCGTTGCACTTTGTGCAATGGTATGCGGCCGTCTCCCCTACTTTCTGTAAGTCCCATTTGCCGTCAGGATTGCGTGCGCTATCTGCCCAACGCACTTGCCCAAACTCCATCGCCTGCATTTCACCGCAAGCATGGCAAGGGACGTGGAAAGTTTCCTGCGTTCCTGCCTGATAGTTCTGCCATATATCGCCCGTGCTTAACGTCGGCGTGCTAGTCAGGACGTGCTTGCGGTTTGGAAAAGCCTTTGTGCGTTCTAGCGCCAGATTGTAAGCGGCCGCCTCGCGTTCGGTTGGTGGCGCGAACTTGTCCAGCTCGTCCAATACCGCAATGCAGATCGGACGTGAGCTGATGTTCGCTGGGCTATTCGATCCGACCAGGCTGAGAGTCATGCTGGTAAACTGCATCTCTAAAATTTTAAAATCGTCGCTATCGAATGGAAAAAGCGCCCGCACCGGCTTGCACTTCTCAAAGATCGGAGTCAGCCGCGTTTCGCTGTAACTTCTAGCCAGATCCGCGTTCGGCATTACGAGCAGTGCTGGCGCTGGGTCGTTGGCGATTCTATACGCCAGCCAGATGGCCAGCGTCAGTGTCTTGCCTGTCTGCGATCCCCAGCAAAGGCTAACGGTATGCACGCCCGGATCGGCCAGTGCTTCTAGTACGCCCGCGACGTAGGGTGTGTACTTGGTTGAGTAAAGACCTGGGCGAGCCGTAATCCTGCTATCTAGCTGGATGTTCTTTTCCGCCCACTGAATGACGGACGGCGGTGGCTCAAAGTTCCAGCGGTCGCGTTCGCGTTTAAGTAGCTGTTCGGCCGCCTTCACAGTGCCGCCTGCACTTGTCGCATTACTTGCCCCACCTCGTTCTCCACCTCTTTCTGGATCTCGGCGGCTGGCCTATGGGCGCAGATCGGGGCTAGGCGTTTGGGCATGCCAAGCAGTAGCGGGATTAGTGCGTTAGTCCGGCGTGCCAGTATCTTGTCTGCCTCGTCGATGGGCACCATTTTGCCCTCCGCCTCGTTGATGTCGGGCCGGTCGCCCTTCATTTTTCGCAGTGCCTCCACGACGCGAGTGTAATCGCCTATCAGTGACGACCGCTCCGGCCCGCTCGCCTCCTTGGCTGCCTCGCCCAAAGTAGCGGCCAGCGATTCCAGTCGATCGATCTCGCCGTCTAATCCTATCCCGGCGATCGGCTTCATCGGCTTGGCGGCCGCAACCGCCTGCCCTTTCTCAAGCTGGCGACGGGCCTGACGCAAACCGACGCCGGTGGCAGCGGCTTGAGCAAGGATTGCGGTGTTTGGTCGGCGTCCCATAGGGTCTAACTATGTTTTTTTAAACCACTCAAAAAAGAGGTGGCAGTTGCAAGCAC